TATTAGTACCTAAACCCAAAACAGGAGCACTAGAACCCAAAGGAAGCTCTACAGAAGGGCCTTTCTGAGGAAAGGGCAAACAAGACGTAAAATAATCATAACGCTTACCACGACGCTGCAAAACATAATCAGCAGGAGAATCAGGACCATCATCACGATCAACAACAAGAGAATCTTGAAGATTCTCATCTCTAAACCATTCATTCCAAATCAAATTATAAGCACGATGCCAAAGAGAAGAATGCTCTAAACCAGGAATACCTGTAGGAATACCATAGTAATCAGACAAAGTACCAACAGTATAACCAGTCACAGCAGGAGCAGTCATAGTAGGAACTAAATAATCAGTAGAATCACCAGGATCAACTTGCTCACCATTAAACTTCTGCCAATTGTCCCAAACAAGACGATAGGGAACAGCAAAGAAAAAAGAATCAAGGTAAAGATTATCCATAAAAGGATGAATCGGGGTAGCTAAACGAGCAAAAGACGTCATCTTAAGAGATAACGTATCACCCGGCAAAGCCTCATCAATAATAACAGGCACTAAATAACCAGCATCAAACGTAGTCTTACATCCATGACTACGATTAAACCTAGAACGAGGAATATTAGCTTGAGGGGAACGAGAGAACGTATGTTGCTCTCTAGAAGGGGAACCACGAACATGACCAGATCTCATAAAACTCCTTAAAAAAATCTATTGAATAATGGATAAACTCGTAAACCGTACAATATGTAAAACAAACATTTAATTCAACATAAAGTAAAAAAAAGCTTAAACTGGGGGAACAAGTCCCCCCAGACCCCCCGCATTAAAGGGGCTTAAGAAAAGTAATCGCAACACCAAGCGATACAGGCGTAGCCAACATAGCTAAACTAGCAGTAGACTCATCCCAAGTACCTAACTCAAATAACGTAAAATCCTCTGGATGCTTACCAAAAGCAGAAGCAGGATCATTAACGGCATCAATAAACGCCCGAAGAGCAGCACCATTGGAAGCCATAAAAAACGGCTGTAAATAAGCCTCTGTCTTAGAATCATAAACAGTATATACCTTAGTCATAAAACTCCTTAAATAATTAAATCTAACTCACGAACAAGCTTAGAAATCTGCAATTCCTTACAACGCTCTCTTACAAGTAATCGCTCTGTGGAATTGTCAACAACTCTAAGCAAAGCAGCAGTCTGACGATTAACCTTGATTTGCGCCAGCAAATCAGGATTATCAGACTCTAACAATGAATCATAATATCGAGGGGGCTTACAAGACCTCCCTCTAACAATACACTCATCAGAAGGGTAAACATCCGAAGAATACAAATCAAACCAATCTTTACCAATACCCGGCCTACGACTCATCGTCGTATACTCCGGAAGACGACCCTTATAATGGTCGTCAGCAGAAGGACCAGAAACCTTCTTCATAACATACCTAGCAACATAAGCAGCAGACTCAAAAGTCAAAGAACCAACAGTAGAAAAACCAAAAGGCCAAAGCTCTCTAAGAGCATCAGACACAAACAACTTAATACCTTGCTTGGTCTTAAACAATTCCTTATCAGGAAAATCAAAATTAAAAATAGCAGCATGATAATGGGGACGCTGAAAACGCTCCCCATACTCCCCACAATGAAAAAATCGAATACCATTACCAAAACGCTTACGAAAACGCTTCATAAACAACTGAAAATCTCGCTTAACAAGAGAACCATCAGAAGGAAGATGAAAATCATCATAAGTCAAAGTAATAAAACAATTATCCTCATAAAGAGAAGCTTCATGAACACAACGAAGCGCCCACTGACGGGAACGCTCCAAACGACAACCAATACAACGCCCACAGGGCAAAGAAAGACGATCCTCTACAGGGATCAAAGAAGAGGAGTTAAACTCACTCTTAAGGAAAGAAATAATACGCTTACCCGTCTTAACATTCAAAGAATCAGAATAAAACGCTTGCAAAGGTTTATAACATGGCATATAATGACCTCAAGTACATTAGTTAATAATAAGCCCTGTCTCTTGGATTCCTTTTCAAGACAGGGCTTCGCTTTATGGCCCTGTAACTGACGATTTACCAAAAAATCATAAATCAGAAACAGGGCCTCTTTCCTACAAACGAATTCCACCACGCATAGGCGAACGATGAACATTCCTAGAATGGGTACGACGAGAAGTCTTGGAAAACAACTTACGAGACTTCTTACGACCCATCTTACTACGCTTTTTATAACGCATAAAAACCTCCAAAAAATAACAACAAAAAACAAAAGAAAAACTTACCAAAAAATCAAAAAAAAACTAACACAAAAAACACCCAAAATTAGGGTTTTGGTGTCAGTCCGCACATTTACATCTAGTAAGGTGCAAATGTGCGGACTTCACGCCTCGTCAATAACAGGCTCGGAAACAGGCTGAATTTCAGGGTTCAAAAGACCCAATTCACGCATCTCATCACGATTAGATTCGTTAGAAACAAAATCAAGAAAAGAGCCTGGGTCATTATCAAAACGCTTACGCAAGGAAGAAGGCAAAGAAAGAAACATATCGTTAGCTGCCATAACTTGATTAACTGAAGTTTGATAGTCTGTAACATTCAAATAATCTCCATAATCACCAGAAAAACGATTCACATGCTCAAGCAATCCAGTCTTGGCATGTTTACGTACAATATTACCAATATCTGTCTCATTCTTAAAACTCTGCTTCGTACGAGACTCACCAGAAAAAGACTTAACGTAACGAGTAGCCACATCAAAAGCACTCTTAAAAATCATAAATACCTCACTTAAATAACATTTTCAAAGGATTCAAACGATCAATATACCTAATCCACTCACCATACTGAGACTCATCAATCTTCTGCTCAACAGCATCACCAGTAGCCTTAGCCTCAGCACTCTTAGCCGTAAACGCTTGAGTACGAGCAAGAAGCTTAGTCAATTCAGTCTCGGCCTTCAACTTATCATTCTGCTGACCTAAATTACGAAGCTCAGCGATAGTACGCTGAACGTCCATAGCAGAAGAAACGGCCTTAGACATAGGATTAGAAACAGTAGTAGAAGCACCAGCAGGGGTACTTGCGCCCCCTTGCTGATAAGCAAGAATAGGATTAATTCCAGCATCCTTCATATCTTGCATAGAACGCTGGTAAGCAGTATTAGACATACGCTCCTGAAAAGCCATTTGCTTATCAGCGATACGCATATTAGTCTTATTAGTCGCCTTATCACCAGCGTAATTAAGCGCACCAGCGCCTAAAGAAGAAACTGCTGCAATAGCAGCAGGAACAAAAGCAGCCATACAACACCTCTAAAAATGATCTATTAAACCAGGAACACTATAAACAGGCATTGGACGAGCACAATTATAATTAAACCAAGAATCAAAAAGAAAATCGGGATAATCATCACCTAAAGCCTTCACACGATCCACGGGAGGATCTTCAACAATAAAATCATCATTCAATAAAGGCAAAGTAGCAAAATCTTGCGCTAAATGCCAACTATCTAAGGTCTGGGCAAAAGACGATCTAAACTGTCCAGTAATGATAGAAGGCTTATACCGATATTCAGCATAGCGCTCTTGATAGCCAAAAACATCATCATCAACACTTGATCCATCAGCAAAAATCTCCTTATTTAAAACAGCTTGCTCTCCAATATGAGAAAGAGCAGGCCAATAGAAATCCCATCGAATCTGACGAGAAAACATACGATTCAAACCTTGCTGATAATTCAAATCAGCACGAACAGAAACTAAACCAATAATCAAACAATGCTCAGTAAACGACTTAGTAAAGCCATGACCCGAAGTAGAAACAACGCCGTAAGCGGCTAAATTACCTTGAGGGGTCGTAGCATCAGTCGAAGAAGTCTGAGCAATAGGGTTAACAACAACAGGCGAAGAACCTCCGCCTAAATATTCAGGACGCTGCAATCTAGCGTCATCAGAAACAACACCAAAATGAGATTTAATAATCTCAGTATAACGAGTACCACCACGAGCATCACGCTCATACAACTTCTGAATCTGAAAAGCCTCACGAAGCTGATTAATAGTCGCAGCAGTAGCAGCAGAAAGATCGGCATAAACATTAGGCCAACCTACATGAGCAGGATCTTCAGCAACAAACAAAGCATTAGTAGAAGTAGCCAACCAAGGATCAGTAACAGTAGCAGTAGCAGCATTAAAACCACTTTGGCGAATAGTACCAGCAGTAATAGTATAAGTAGGAGTAGTATTAGTACCTAAACCCAAAACAGGAGCACTAGAACCCAAAGGAAGCTCTACAGAAGGGCCTTTCTGAGGAAAGGGCAAACAAGACGTAAAATAATCATAACGCTTACCACGACGCTGCAA